CCGTCCCATCTGCTCAATCTCTGCATCTTCGCAGTTAAAGTCGATACGGCAATGCTGATGAATTGCATCAAGGTTCAGCCACTTCAAGCCCGTTTTCTTTTTATCATCCATATTGATTTTTGCTTTTTGTCTTTACCTTGCGGACAAAAAGCGGTTGTAGGTTTACCGTGTGTTTTTCATAGACATAAAAAAAGGGAGCCTCGATTGAGACTCCCTTTTTAATTTTCTTCGTCGTAGCAAATATATCGGACAAACGCCTTCTCGCTCGAATGGCCCGTGGCTCGCAATATCTTGCTCCGTGGAATGTTTCTCAAAGTATTAATCGTCGCAAATGATCGCCTCGCGCTGTGCGAGGAAATGAGTTGGTATCTTCGCTTTGTCTCTCTGATAATCACACCGTTGATTTTGTTGTCAATGTGAACTTCATCCATGAAGTCCTCACCTATATGGTGCAATAGTTGGTGCAGATAGGTATTATAATTATTGATTTCTCCCGTGTATGGCGCACGGTAGCCGTACTTTTCGAGAATGGAGAAGGTGATACGGCTGTCGATGCTCAGGGTGTTGATGGGTACAAAGCATTTGTTGCCGGTCTTTTGTTGCACAATCGAAAATTGTCCATTCTTGAAATTTTCAGGACTGATGCGCACGAGGTCGCTGTACCTTTGGCCAAGGTTGCATCCTAATACAAACATATCGCGCACCTTTTCGAGTGTTTCAATATTATTCTTTCGCAATTTCGCCACCTTCTTTTGCCTAAAGTTATAGGTTTCCTCTTTGCCTATCTTGAAATGGTAGATGTGGCTGATTTCATCAGGCGTGAGCGAAATCTTAGACGGAATATAGTTCGGTATATCCACCTCTGAATAACTTGGATTAAGTTTCACGCCGTATTTGCTTGACCAATTCAGCACCGAAATGAGATTGGCTTTGACGTGACCGATGGTTGAGTACTTCAATCCTTGATCCGAAAGAAAAGGCACGAAGTGATTCCAGAAGACACTGGAAATCATCGCAGGCATAATCGTGCATCCAAACTGCTGCTCAATGCTCTCAAGTTTATTGACTAACATACGATAGTTCTGTCTGATTTTCGGGTGTGAGCGTTGCTTGATATCGCACATCTTTTCGATACACTCAATCACCGTGCAATTCGTTAGATCGAGCGCGAACATGTTGTTCATACTCGATGCTAAATACTCGCGGAAGCCGTTGTTGGAAGTTCCATAAAAATTCTGTGTCATCATATCTACTATATATAAAAATAGGGGCAGCACTGCGCGTTGCTTTGGCCTAAAATGCGAAGCCACCTGGACGTTTCCGTTACCAGACGCGGTTACTGCCCCAATGGGGTTATTATTCAAATATGGCAGATACAACAAATGCCACCTATGATGGCGGCATCGACGTACCGCATTTTAGTTTAAGCGGTGCAAAGATAAGCATAATATCTGAAACGTCCAAACAATTCACATAAAATAACAGATGCAAGCCCTGAAAGCCTGCATCTGTTATGTATTGAGTTATTACAAAAACTATATTATTATTGTATCAAATCTCCGCAGCATCAAGAGCTTGTCTCAGTTTCCTTACAGATGTAAACAAAGCTAATTGCTCAGAATCAGTCAATGTAGTGTTATCACCCATAAGTAGGAAGTCTGATTTTATACTGTAGGTTTTACCAGCATCTCTTCCTAAGCTGTATTTAGTTGGCTCTCCATAGCTGCTAAGATCTATAGATGATACATTAGGATCAACATATCCATTTATTTTTGTGCTTGAAATAGGGTTAGATATGAGATTTGCCACATAGCATGTACCAACATTTGCATCAGTTGTTGCTATTGCTGTGTTTCCACTTTCATAAATTGAATAACTCTGCCCGGAAACTTTGAGTTGAACTAAACCCAACGTTCTAACTGTGCCATTAGACACCCTAAAACTCCCGACAACTGTATCAGCGGGACCATGATAATACCCATCTCTTGCTGTATTAGTTTCTTCAAAAGTGCTTTTAGTTTGTGAGAATACAACGAAATTATCCAATAAATTCATACCTGATGGAAGTAAGAATCTATGGCTATAATTGGATATTCCTGAAGGTATTGTAATGGTATCTGTAGTAGCATCATAAGTTCCAGCATTCTCCATTGTCAAGACACTATCACTAATAGCATCATAAGAGAGTTGTGAAATGTTTCCACACATGAAGAATGGCATAAACATTCCTACTTTTTCATACAAGCCCGCTTCTTTGAGTTCATAGATAAACTTGTTTAGGGCAACAGTCTGGGCAGAATATTCATTATAACGAGTCATCTTGCTTAGAATCTGCAAGGTCTCATCCTGCATAGGAAGAGGTAAATCAATTTGGCCAAGTCCACAATTTGAACCATCAGCCTCTGGAAGAATAATAATCATAATCTTAATATTTTATATGTTTATACTAAATGTCTTTTAATTAAAGAGGCCACAGTTTGACCAAATCTCAAGTACCCTTCTGTTTTTGGATGTACGTTGGCAACAGAATTGTAGTATTCCAACATGTTTGAAATGCCAATCCCACATTCACCAAACACATCAAGACATGGGATAGAATAAAAATCAGCAATATCCTTCAACACTTCTTCCTTATTGCGTGCATTTACCATTCTGGGCGCATTATAATAACTTGCACTATCATAAGTTCCATTTGGTAACAGAAACTCGCTTGCTGTTACAGCGTGAATTGGGAACACAGCAACCATGATGTGTAATTGTGGGTATGTTCTCTGTAATAATTCTATTACAGTTTTGTATCCAATACTAACAGTCAAGTCACTTCCCATAAGCCATTTTGATGTGTCTTCCCAATCATCACTTACAGAATTACCGATAAAATATGCAGCCTTGTCTATCTTTGCACTATCGGTATCAGTAATGCTGACAGTCATACCTGTATTATCAGTATCAGTAAAAGTCAGCGAGGTAATAGTGGTATGACCTACAAAATCAACTGATTCTCCATCCTCTGCAAGAGTATCTGTAACCATAGTATAGTTATACTCCAATATCTTTCCGAGTATTGTAGAAAGGCTATCAGTAGATTCCACCTGGATATTATAATTGAGAGTTTGACCTCCAATAACAAAAGTAATGGTAACAGCACCACTACTCGATGGAAGAGCTGTAATAGCCAAATTCTTACCAGCACTCACATCTAATAGTTTCAGAACCGCATTCATTTTTCTGTCAGCTGCTGGTACAGACTGCAATAAAGATACTCCCCAATTACTAAATTGATAGTCCCCCTCTATTGGATCAGTAGGCACAAGGGCATTGACAGTCTTATCAAACCCAGCGGAAAGATAGTCATTAACATTTTCAAGAACTACAATAGCATTTTCACCTTTCCCTGAAATATAACCGCTATCTACAAGATGTTTGCACCTCCATATTGCATTATCAAAACCATCACCACCAGTGAAGGTTCCCCCAGTAGATAGTTGATTACCTGCTGCACTATTCTTTTCCTGACTGAAGGTACACCCAAGAATCCTTGCAGTTTCATTTGCCCATCTGCCATTAGAACTTAGGCTATCACCAAGAACAAAAAGCTCATAATTACTGTATTGTGCATGATTGCCCTTACCATCCAATGTTTTTATTACCGAAGTCTTAATAGAAGGAACGACAAGTCCTTCCTCATTAAATTTCGCAATAATATTTCCGTCATTATCCGTAATATACAGTTCCTTGGAGAAAGAAGGATTTATAATCTCAAGCACCCCCCCGATATTATTGACTACATTTTCTATATTTTGAATATTTTTCGCATGAACTCCAGAATTATCAATCTTTGCGAGAATATAACCGTTAAGATCTACGATATAGAAGGTATCATTATATTTAGATGGTTTGATTTTAGAAGCCAATTCTGTTGTATTAAAAGCAAAAGGGTACACACCTCCACTTTCAATCAAATTTTTACTTTTTGCTTTTGGCTCCTCGTCCACTCCCTGCCAGTTAGCTACATTAGTAAACGTGGCAACGGTAGTGGCATCAGATGGAATATATCTGTATTGTACATACTTATTGTCAACACTCGATACAAACTTGAAGGACATGCCGCCATACTTGTACTTCGATTCGAGGGCGTTGAGGGCTGTGAGGGCGGCGGAGAGGTCGGCGTAGGTAGCCAGCACACCACCGACGGCGTTGTGCTTGGAGAGGTCGAAGACACCGAGTGAATCGACGTACAACTCAACGGCATCGTGATCACTCTCAGCACGGGTGTGGTCTGACTCCGCACGGGTATGGTCATTACCGGCCTGAGTGTGATCTGCGGCAGCTGTTTGGTGGTCAGCAGAAGCAGTCTGATGGTCAGTGCCAGCCTGTGTGTGGTCATCCACAGCAATGCCATGATCAGACTCCGCACGGGTATGGTCATTACCGGCCTGCGTGTGGTCATCAACAGCGATACCGTGGTCACTCTCCGCACGGGTATGGTCATTGCCTGCCTGGGTGTGGTCATCGGCTGCAATCTCATGGTCTGCCTCTGCACGCTGATGGTCAGCAAGAGCCGTATCACCCTGCGCCTTTGCATAGTCGCCCTGATCCTTCGCGTAGTCACCTTGCGCCAGGGCATACTCCGCCTTCTGTTGCGCCAGAGCCGCTTTGTCGTTAGCCAGTTGTGCGGCGGATGCAGCGAGTGCGGCTTTGTCGGCTGCGAGCTGGGCTTTCGCGGTGGCGAGATCGGCAGCAGATTGCGCCAAGGCTGCTTTGTCAGCCGCGAGCTGGGCTTTCTGATTGGCCAGATTTGCGGCAGCGTTTGCTGCATCGGTTGCGGCAACGGCATCAGCTTTCAGACCTGCGTACTCATTCACACGGGCCGTTTCCTGATTGATACGTTGCTGCTCATTCTGCTGACGAGTCTGCTCGGCGGCAATACGAGATTCCTCATTCTGTATGCGAATGGTCTCGGCTGCGATACGCTGCTGCTCGTTGGCGATGCGCTGGGCCTCATTTGCGTAGGCAGGCAAAGCAAATTGAATTTCTGGGGCTGTCTCGCCGGTGAAGTCGAGCATCACTTGATATGTCTCGCCATCGATTTCGGTGGTGATGTTCGCCTGATTCAGCACCTCGTCTTCGGTATCGTCAGGGAAGTCTGCCACCGTGAAATGATATGCCACTTGGAACTTCAAGTCACCGATGGGCAAATGATGGTCATCGAACTGCACCTGTAGTTTCGTCGGCTCCGAGGGATCAAATGAACAATGGTCGTAGGTCGTACCATCCCAGCCGACATAATAAGCCTGCGAGGGTGCCCCCGTCCAGAACTTGATGCAGAACGGGGTCATCCATCCGGCATCCGATGTTAAAGTCAGAATGAAGTCCGACTTATAGTTAATCCTAAAGATTTTTGCACTTGTTGCCATATCCTTGTGTATTTATTTGTCCGTAATTGTCAGAAGCCAGTCGCATGTAAGGCTTCACCATCATATCGAATGCGTAGGGCACCGTGTAGAGATTCGTCTGGGTAATCGGCGCACGCTGTGTATATGATACCTCTACGAGCATCAGAGCCGCCACAAACAGCGGCTTTGGCACTTCGCCGTAATGCTCGATTACCTCCGTATAACTCCGCGCTATCACGTTCAGCACCGTGTCCTCTGCCGCATCGCCGTACAGCCCTAAGAGTTCATCTTCGCAGTCGAAGTCTATGCGACTATGTTTCTTGATCCAGTCAAGCGTCAACCATTTCATATATATTCTTTTTTTGTCTTTTCTTATCGAGAGAAAAAGGCTCATGGGTTTACCATCACTTCGCGGAGTCCTCCCCTCTAACAAAAAAGGCCCGCCGCCGCGAGCCTCACTAACAAAACAATTTCTGATTAAATGAAAACCTACTCTATGTAGGTGATGCCAGTGGGCCTGAGCCCTTGAACTTGATGGAGCCAGTGCCGATATTAGACGTGGTGCCGGTGATGTTGGCCTCATTGCAGATGGCCGTGCCTTGCCGCGTGGTGCTGCCGATGACAAGCCGAAGGGTGTAGATGCCGCCCACCTTCAGCAACCCCTCTACAGGAGCATCGCTGCTCACCAGGTGGTTCAGCGATATGTCCCAATCCTCTCGGCCAGGCACGTATTCTTTCGATGTCTGATTCGACTCACTCGCTTTCTCAATGATGTCGCACCTCATGTTCACTGCGCACGACTTCGCCATAGCGATAATTGGCGTTGTGCCGCTCGTGCCACTGTATATCTTAATATTCTTTCCTAATACTACTGCCATATCCTAATCTCCTATCTTTTTTATTTCCACGTCATCAACTCTCCCTTTCCGCTGCGCTTCGTGTAGCGGTTGATCATGATGTATGCCTGCTCACCTGATAGGATGGCCTGCACCGTACCGCCGTTACCACCACCTATACCTTCCAGTTCATGCGCCAGCCCTGCCGTCTGCGCCCTGTTAAGCACAACCTCGCCTGCATTTGCCAAAATTGGCGTGACATCCCCACTGAAGTGTGTGCCCGGCACCTCATAGCCTCCGGCTGCATGGGGAACGATACCGCCACGGGCGAAGAACGGCAAGAAGCCAACGGCCTGCAAACCCTCTATTACGCCGAGAATGGTGTTGATGCTTGTGAGGATGGTCATCACGCCCTGAATACCTGACATGATACCTTGTAATTCCTCTGGTATCTCAATACCCATCTGTTGTAATCCGCCAAAGATGCCTTGTACGCCGCTGGTCAACTTCTGCATCTCGCCGACTACAGTCTTATCTTTTTCTTTATCATCTTTGCCGAGAAGTTTCTTCCAATCTTTCTCGCTGATATCCTTTTTGTAGTCCCAATCCTTTACTCCGAGTATATTCTTTTCTATATACTCTCGCATCATGTCGTAACCGCTGTTTTTATTAGGTCCAGTAGGCATTAAATCCTGCTGTACCATAAAATCGGTTTTTGCCTTGGCATTAAGCCATTGTGATTCTATGCGATCACGTAGAGATTGCTCTTTATTGGATGTTGATGAAGATGTTGTGCCTCCAAGACCTTTTATGTCTGCCTTTACTTGGTTAATCTGTTTCAGCAGATTCTTGCTCAAATCGGTATCACCGGCTGCAATGGCTTTCTTTCGCTGATCTTGTAGTTCTTTTAGTTTTTTTGTGAGCGATGCTATGTTCTGCTCTGCGCCGCTGGTGTCGATGTCAGCCTTTATTGGGTTTAGTATTGTTTTTGCTGCCTGCTGATATTCTGTCAGCATCTTCTTTGCTGCATCAATCTGAGCCTGAATATCATTTACGTTACTTGTACCGAATGATTTCTCCTGTGAAATCAAACTTTGCCTCAGTCCTTCGTCTTTGGTGTTTACCCATCTGGCACGGTCTTTGAAATAATTCTCTCTTTTATTGATGTATTCCCATATTTTGGCTTGTTGCTGCTGATAAATGCTTTGGCGATTACCTTCACTTGCATTAGAGAGATTGGTTATCATGCGACCAACCTTGCCACTGCCACCCATATTTCCATAGGCATTCATCAGACGACCTGCCTCAGTCAGTTTATTCAGAAGACTTGTAAGAGGGCCACCTATCACATCGAGTATGCCGATCTTCATTGAAGTCCAGAACTGGTTGCTGGCTTCTTCGAGTGGTGCGAACTTACGGCCCAACGCTTCCATCTTATTCTGGAGGCTGACATTTGCTTGTGCAGCACGGTCGGCAGCGGTTTCCACATAATCACCAGCCTTAGCCATTTCCTCACGAATGATGTCGCCGACGGCCTTAGTCATGTCTCCCGTCTCTGCCATACGTTCTTTAATTTGAGCGGCTGACAGTCCAAGGTTGTCGAGGATCATAAGCGATTTACGACCCAGACCAGTTACAATGGAGTCCACCATATAATCGACCGACTGGCCAGTGTCCTTGGCCTTTTGCTGCGCAAAGGCGAGCATGGTGCCAAGTTCTTCGACAGGAAGTTTGAAGTCGTTGAACTTCACGGCTGCTTTCATTAGTTCAAGGTCAGTCACGGTTCCGTGAGTAGCCTGGCGCAGACCGTCCAAGATGTCACCGCGACCAAGACGCTCAAAGGCTATACGAATGCCTTCTCCCTGTTTGGCCAATTCAATACCTTGTTTGACGGCATCACCTATCTCGTTGGCCATCGATGAGACGGTACCCATCGCCATACCTGCGGCTTTGGTCATCAGATTACCTCCGAAGACCTGAAGCATACCACTCAGTTTGTCGCCACTGAACAGTCCACCGCCACTACCACCTATATTTGGAGTATTCATGTCGTTGAGCTCCTTGTTCAAGTCACCCAGTTCGCGTTTTGCCGCAATGGTTCGGTTTTTCAGTTCTTCAAGGCTCTTAGACATGGCCTGACCGATGGGTGACTGCTTCTCAGCGTCACTCATCTTCAGGTAATCGCTTTTCAGGTTGACGAATGCAGCAGACAACTCACTGATCTTCCCATTAGCCGTATTGCTGACCGTCTGCATCTTTCCGAGTTCACTTGCAAACTTTACAGCGTCCTTGTCGGCATCAGCAAAAGTCTTACCGGCACTTCGGAGATTCTGACCAAGTGCTTGCAATCCTTGCGCCGCTCTTTTGATTTTACCTTCGTACTCTTGCGAGTCAACCTTTAATTTGATAATACTGTCGCTCATTTTTTTAATATTACTTTGATTCAAGCATAAAAAAACGCCCGATATGCTGTTACACATATCGGGCGTTTTTTATGCTTGGGTTTACTTATCTTTTGTAATCCAAAAACTTTATTAATAATGAAGCTACCTCCTTGATTAGTATAAAAGTTTGTCGGGGGTTTACCGTGTTTTTCGGGTGTATTTTTCAAGCAAAAAAAATGGGCGACCGCCGCCGCCCGATTAATCGTTTTTACATCGAAGAATTACTTAACTAAAATACCATTATACATATATATATCAAACAAATCATAATCATCATGAATATCAGGCCAACCACCACATACATACAGCCAGCGAGGTGGATGGGCATGGGCTCCTTTTCCTCTTTATCAGATTCTGGAATTTCGGGCATGTTAGCCCAGTATGACATGGGGTCACGAAAGAAATCAATCATAGTTGTTATTTTTTTAGTAAATTGTCGATTACTTGATGACGGTTCCGTCCGTCGCAACGATAAGACACATGCACCCAATACGAACCCTTCGCGTTGTGCTCCAAGATGAGTTGGTCGAAGTCACATTTGGCTTTGATCCATTCGAACCACCGCTTGCCTTTTGTCAGGTCGCCGTCTATGCAGAGGTCTGCTGCCTCGCCCTTCATGTGCTGCGAGTTCTTCACGCCACCAACGGCATTGTTGAGTGCCAATGATCGGTAGCCGCTGCCTATCTTGATGGGATGGCCCATCGCCGTGCGGAGTGGCTGCAAGATGTTGTGGACCAGTCCGCAGAGGTTCACCACGTCAGTCTGTCCTGGATTGTTGCGAATACCTTTTTCTTTCGCTGTGGCACTCGCTGTCAACTCTTCGAGTGTGAAGTTCTTACTGATCTGTGTTGTCATCACTTAGAAGTATTTAGTCCAAGCGTAGATTTTGCGATGCTGGAGATAGTCGGTATCATCTTCACAGGCATAAGCCTCGGCCTCGAATGGATTGCTGCGGTATGCCTTTTTGTGGCTATGGTAGCGGACCAGGCCATAGAGGTAGAAGAGTGCATAGAGGGCATAGAACAGGACGATCAGCAGTTCAGCCTGCTGCCGTCCGTGAATGCGCTCATGCCGTTCGTCTTCTGGTGCGAAACGGCTGCACGTTCGCACAAAGATGAACGGCCATAGGGTTATAGCCTTATAGCCGTCGAAGGGGATGATATCGTTGCGTACAATCAGCATCCCTTGTGAATCAGATAGATGATGTAGAGCACCAGCGTCAGGGGCCACAGCACGGCCTCTGCTATCTTTACTGAGATACTTGACTCTGATTTGCGAATCAGACAAAAGGCAACGATTATACCGATAATCCATATTGCCAATAGAATTGTAATCATAATCTTTAAGTTTTAAATGTTATAAATTCTCATTAGATGGCTCGATGTCTTCGAGCGTGATACCGGCCTTTACGGGATAGTCAACAACCTTCTTACGGCGTTTGCGGTTAGGGTCGTCCTTCGGCTTAACATCCCCTTCGTCCGAGATGACGACGGGCACACATTTGGCGCAATCGGGTGCCAGTCCGCACATGAAAGGGCGACTTAACTCCGCGATACGGGTATTCCTGGCAATGTCATTCTTCATCTTCTGACGCTCGTCCTGAGTCTCACGCTTGAAGTCGTAGAAGTCTTTGCTGAGTTTTTCCACTTCGTCGCGCATTTCGACGTAGCCCTGTTTATAATGGTCACGATCTTCTCGCAACTCGGCGATGAGACGCTGATTGTCGGCCACCTCCTTCTGCTTGTCTTCGAGCATTTCCTGATACGTATCTTGTATCTTCTGCGCCATCTCGATTTCTTTCTGCTTGGCTTCCGCCTCTGCTTGTTTGGCTTCGGCTTCGGCCTGTTTCGCCTCTGCCTTGGCCTTGGCTTTCTGCCACCGCCATGTAATAAACCAGCCAAGGCCGCTACCTCCGAAGAGCCATGCAAGCCCACTAATGATTGTCTCTAACGTAATTTCCATGTCTTTTGTATATATCTTTCTATAATACCACCGACAATGCGCCGGTGGTTTACTGTTTATTCTTGACAGATGATATCGCCGAGCGCGAGGGCTTGATCGACCGTCCACTCGTTCGAGGCCATCAGTTGGCCGAAAGCATCTTCGGTCAGTGGTTCGAAGTCCACCTCCACCTCCGCGTCGGAGTACTCCTTCATCGCGTCGGCAACCAACTTCTGATAAGCCTTGAACTCGTCGATAAATTGTCCATACTCGGCGGCACCCATCGGCAGCGTCTGTGCGTCGCAGTCAGGCTTGCGGATAGCAGCCTCGTACTGCTGTGCCTTCATCAGTCGGTCGCTGAAGTCGTCCGTAGGCTTCATCTTCTCCGAGGCATCCTTCATGTCCTCATCAAACTTGGTGGCGATGGGCTTCAGCGCACGGGCTATCTTCCAAACTTTAATCTTTTCGGAATCATCCATCTTGCCGTACTTGGCGGTACTGAGCACACTGTATGCACTGACCACCTTCTCAGTCTTAATCTTCTGGGTCATAGTTCGTTAATTTTAAACGTTCTTTTGTTGACTCTTATATATCAGCACCGCACAGCCTGCGCTGACGAGTGCGCCACAGAGACATGCCACGCCGTTGAAGGCGTTGCCGTCCTGAATGAGATAGATACCACCTGCAATCATTGCAAATGTCAATAGCACCAGTAGGCCTGTTCCGAAGAACGCTGCCATAGTCTTCCAACTGAAATCTGAGTTAGCCATAGTTGTTAATTTTTAAATTGTTAATATTATACGGAAACGATAAGCGTATTTTCAGCATCTTTTGTTTCATTTAGGTACCTCACTTTTGCTGATACCTGTACCGATGCCGAAGCATCTATGTAGATATAGATAGGTATTTCATAGAGATATGCCAATTCCACGTTGCTATATGTATGATTACCCAAATGGATATCGATGTCACCCTTCGACCATACATTATCCCGACCAGTCAGTGTTGTACCATTGTCGATAGGATTGACGTAGCCGCCGTCAGTGCGGAGTCGTACATCAACCGATACCGTCTGCACAGCCCATGTTCTTGTTGGCGTGATAAACTCGCCATAGATACGACCAGTCAACTTGTATTTCTTCCATTGCATGTTTCCATTTCTCACGACGGTTTCCAGATAGGTAAAAGCCAAGGTAGTGCTTGTCAGTGAGAACTCCAGATTATCGATGTTATCGAGTAGGGACAAGGTGATGGTCTTTCGGTCTATACCAGGAAGTAATGCCAGCGATATCAATCCACTCACCTGAGAAGTGTCTAATACTTTGTAGGCTTGGTTGGCTGATTGTCCGTCGTTATTATTTCGCATTCCAACGATGAATCTGAAGGTGTGGCCGTCACGACTCCTGTCATTCAGCAGACTGACTGCCGGGTAAGTGATGCCGCTGATGGTCTGTGCCTCTGCATACAAAACAACACTATAACCATAATCACCTATATCACTTACTAACTGATTCAGAATTACAACACAACTTCCTGTTGCTGTGAGGTCGTGAATGGCCACGCACAGGTATCTGCTTTGTACTTCGAGCAAGTCAGAAAATCTGATAGCCGTGTCTTCGGTCCATCTCTTCCCGATATAGATTTCTTTTGCCATAGAATTGAGGAAGAACGTAAGACCGACGCTGTTGGCGAGTTCACCTGACACATCGAAAGCAAACGGCGCACAAGCCAGGTGGTCGTAGTTATTGAAGTCTGTCTCGCGGAATGGCTCAAAGATATTTGTCTGCTTGCCTCTCGGACGCAAATATGTCCATGTGTTGTTAGGGTTTGTGTCACTTGCATTCCAGGCACTTCCAGCCGACAAACCATAACCTACTGCCTTGAACTCGGCATCTGTCAGTGGTGCCAACTTACTATGGCGCACGGGTTTGTGCTTCGCCATCGGATTGATATCGATGCGCGAGGCAACCGTCCACGCAGTACCACCAGCCATGTCAGGAACAGAGTCGCCTACCTGTGCGCTGGCAAGCACACCGAGGTCGCAACTACTTCGCTTCTCTGTAGAACCACTCACCGTCCGCGAGATGGTTACGGGCACTGCCTTGCGGATATCAGATATTTCTACACCAGTATCTGGGTCGGTTGTCGTATCTACGTATATAATTCCATCATCGTATGCCATATCTATGCTGCTTTTAATGTTTCTATTTCTTTCTTCAATATCTCGTTTTCTGCCTCCAGAGCCTGGATGCGCTGCTCATGAGTCATCACCTTGCGGGCGGTGATAACAGCGGCTGCAAGAGCCGTGGCACCGTAGTCCATAGCGAGGTATCCTTGACCGTCCTCGGCCACCGCACTACCAAACAATCTATGGATGTGCTGTGCCGATGTGCCGAGATGCAAATCGTGGTCTCTGCCGTCTTTCCAAGTATAATCAAACACGGGGATTCCAGCAATGTCCTTCACCGTTGCCTCGGTATAATGCTGGATATCCTTCAGTCTGATATCAGACGAAACGACCATCTGCTTGTTGGCGGTAAAACTGCCTGTCACGTTGATGCTCAGATTGCCACTGGCTGCAATATCGAGGTCGGCACCGGAAGACAACTTTGCATAGTTGGTACCTGCTAACATCAGGTTAACACCCATAGAAATTGTTAGCATATTACCACTAATGGTGGCTGCACCACTGTTCTCCGTGAATGACAGACTTCCCAAATATGTGCTTCCGCTAATATACAAGTCCTTCCATTTCTTGCTCGATGTTCCGAGCGAGTAGGTGTTATTAGTGCCAGGCGTGAGGCTGCTGTCTATCGTGCCATCGCTTCCGCTGCTAATACCGAGGGCAGATATGCCGCCGAGTGTATAGAGGTTGGCAGCACTGTGATCAGAGGTTTCAATTTTAATGGCATTGTTGCCTGAGTCGTAGACCAGCCTGATGTTACCGATCTGGAGATAGTCGCCGTTGGTAGAACCCACAACGAAGCCAGCGGTGCTGATAGACTTATAACTTAGTATGCCGCTCGACTCTTCGATCAGACGTGAGGTGTAGTTGGCAGAATTTCCACCAAAGTGCCAATCAATATAACCGCCATAATTCGATAAGGAGCCGCGAGAGTTCAGTTCAATACCGTCAAATCCTGATATTTTTCCGCCGCTGTTGCTGCCCACATCCAGATTACCGCTAACATTTGCCGTACCGTCGAACGATTGTCCCCATATGGTTCTCGATGTATAGAGTTGTGCGGCTGCGGTGGCGTATGGCACTGTAAGGTTTTTGGTTGTGCCTCCAATGGTAATAGTAATGGCGTTACCAGATGTTGTGAGTGATGAGAAGAGGTTTGTCTTATGAGTGCCATCGAGTAGATCGGCATTAAGGTTGGTCACCAATGTCTGAGACGTGACCGTAAATGGTGCTGTACCATTCGCCACCGTAAATTTTTGTTGAGTTCCGAAGGTTTTGGTGCCGATGATGGTCTGATTCGTGGCCAACGTGACATAATCAGACGGGGTGAAGTTGCCGGCATGCCAAACGGTATTCCCTCCCCAGGTTAGTGTTCCGTCTGGAAATCCGTTGAGTGCGGCATAAGTGCCAGACGAGTTGCGGGCATAAATGAAGAATGATCCTCTATCCGATGTCGTGGTATATGAATTTGATCGCAAGCCGATGCCAGCACCATCATAGGCAGAAAAGTTCCAACCGATATCAGCATTTCCACTTGTTCCAGCGTTGATGTTGAAGGTACGATTACTGACGACATAGTTAATGGCCCCCGTCATCGTACCACCAGCCAACGGGAGATAATTAGCCAGTTTGCGGGTTGTTCCGTCAGGAACATCATCGAGGGAGGTGGGGATGTCGTTAGTTAAAGCCATCCTGTCAGTCACCGCCGTACCAGATAGTGCGGTGATTTCAGTATATGTGACGGTGCCACGCGCCGCAATAACCGTTATATATAGAGTTCCTGAACTTCCATTAAGAATCTCTATTGATCTGGCCGGAGTGGATACATTGGTCCATGTAATATCACCACCCCTATCAATACACTGCCAATGATTTCTGGAGGCACCTGCTGTCGTTGAATAGCCGTTACCAATCAGTGTTATTCTTTGAGCAGCACCTCCTGAACTTGTGCGACCGAAAACCAATGCGCTATATGGATTACTAAACGTAATTCTTATGCCTTTAGTTGCAGCGCACTCCAAGGAATATTTGCGAGTCAAGTCTGATGAGTTCAATCCATCCAACAGGTCGGCATTAAGGTTGGTCACCAGATTGGTGTTAGCCATTGTTCCGCCAGCCAACGACAGATAGTTATTCAGTTGTGAGGTCGTAGCATAGCCTGCCAAGGCATCACTCAGGTGACTCAGATTAATCTGCTCGTTGGTGTTGTTAGCCAAGGCTTGCCATACAACATCCATATCGACACCACCGCCACCACCGCTACTCGATTGACCAAGAGCACTCACGCCGCCAGTGGCATAGAAGTTGGCGGCGGTTGTGCCGTCACTCTGCACAACTTTCAGAGCATTATTTGTCGAATCATAAACGATTCTGATTCCGCCAATCTGGATGTATGTGCCGTCGGCGGATGACATTGTGATATTGCCGTTGATGTCCGCTGTACCATCGAAAGCATTGCCCCATAAGGAACGGGCCGTCTCCAATTTTGTCGCACTCGCCACGTTGTCTGTGAGCATGGCGACTCTATCGGTAACTTCAGTGCCAGATAGTGCGGTAATCTCAGTAGATGTCACGGTGCCACGGGCAGCGATAACCGTCACATAAAGAGTTCCTGAACTTCCATTAAGAATCTCTATTGATCTGGCAGGCGTGGATACATTGGTCCATGTAATATCACCGCCTCTGTCAATGCACTGCCAATGGTTTCTGGATGCTCCGGCGGTGTAGGAATAACCATTACCAATAAGAGTGATTCTTTGTGCGGCTCCGCCTGAATTTGTGCGACCGAACACGATGGCACTATATGGATTGCTTAATGTAATTCTGATTCCTTTAGTTGCCGCGCACTCCAATGAATATTTACGGGTGAAGTCAGAAGAATCCAAGCCGTCCAAGAGGTCGGCATTCAGGTTGTTGACAAGATTGGTGTTCGCCATCGAACCGCCTGTCAACGGAAGATAGTTGGCCAGTTGCAATAAGGTGGCGTATGTACCGCTTAGGTCAGGGATGCGGGCGGCATCAAACGTGCCGCTGGTGATCTTGCTCGCTGACAGATTCGGGATATCAGCAGCCACCAGTGCGCGGAAGGTAGCGGCACCGTTGCTGCCATTCGGAGCAGCCAACACGGTGTTGGCAGTTCTTGAAACATCCGAACCGTAATAATCAGGTATGCTCACCACGCCGTTGCTGTCAGGCTGATAGGACGTAGTTCCAACCTTGACCGTTCTAACAAGACCTGTTCCCACGTAATTTTGTACCCAACTTTGCGTGGCGTAGCCGCTCAGAGCGTTCGTCAGGTGACTGAGATTGATCTGTTCGTTGGTATTGTTGGCGAGTGCCTGCCACACTACATCCATATCAACGCCACCGCCGCCACCGCCGGAGTTTTGACCGAGAGCAGAAAGATACTGCTCAGTCCACAGACCTACCATCGCCTTGATGCTGGCAACACCAGAACTATAAGGATGATTGACCTTCTGATTGCTGCTGTTGAGCGCGTTGAAGAGATTCTCAAAGGCAGCGATGGTCATATACTTTGCATCAGCCTCGGTCTTGGTGTAGACGTTCGATGCGAGAGCATAGCCGGCACTGGCATGATTACCCCAACTATATGCCGTGTCCCAATTCGACTGCTTTGCTGTCGTTGGCAGACTGTAGCCGCTGGCGAATGAAACAGCGAGTGTGCCTGTGCTCGTAACGGGTGAGCCGCTGATGCTGAAGCCTGTCGGCATAGACAGACCTACGCTGATGCTCGTGAGATAGCCTTGATTTCCTACCCATGTCTGAGTAGCCATATCGCTGATAGAACCGACGGTGGCATAGGTGCCAGACAAGTCTGGGAGACGAGCAGCATTGAGCGTACCGCTCGTGATCTTGCCGGCTGACAAATTAGGAATGTCTGCGGCCACCAATGCTCTCCACGCTGGGGCACCGGCAGAGCCGTTGGGAGAGGCGAGTACCCAATTGGCCGTCACACTGCCACCGAATGACACTGCTAATGTTCCGCTGCCTGTCACGGGTGAACCACTGATGGAGAAGCCTGTCGGCATCGTAAGACCAACACTTGTGACGGTGCCTGCACCACCGCCTCCACTTGGTACTTGGTATGTCCACGCCGATCCATTCCAGATGATAGCCACTCCGCTCTCCGATGGTGTGCCAAGACCTGCGGCATTGATGCTGGCAAGAGGTTCGGCTAAATCGGTTCCACCTCCACCAGCGGAATTAAGACCAAGAGCACTTAGGTATTCTTCTGTCCATAGACCAAACATCGCCTTGATATTGCTGATGGTCGAGTCGATGTCATTGGGCAGTATCTCAACATCAGGGTCGCCCTGTGTCTCTGCGGGGCCGTAGGCTTTGAATAATTTCGTGAAGAACTCAATCGATAGGTAATTCTGATTCACCCACGACTGCGTGGCATAGCCAGCCATCATCGCAGGATCGAACGTACTGCCTCCACCACCGGCACCACCGCCTATGCGGTCGGCTATCATCCTCTGTATTTTATCACGATTCAATATCATATCTCGATCATCATTAATTGTGTGACATCATCACGCCAGTCGCGTGATATGGATATGGGATAGAGTGTCGTCTGGTTGATAGTTGCAACGCTGCGTGGTGTCACGTCTGTCGCCTGGCTCTGTAGTTCGAGAGACATCATCCGGCGTGCTGTCTGCCAGTAGGTGGCGATGCGGTTGGCAAGATGCTGCTCTGGGTATTGGTTGACCGTCCCTGCGCTATATGGTGCAGTGCTCATAAACGAGCCGTCGGCATTCATCAGCAGGCCATAGCCATAATCAAGGTCATTATCGGCTGCATAGATGCTATCGACATTGTACTGCTCGCTGGCAAGGTTGTTGTTCGTTGCCTCATACTCACGCGATCCATACCTTGTTTTGATAGCATTACGCTCACGGCCCGCCTGAACTGTTACGGCATCGCGGCTGAAGGTAAGCGAGAAGTCGGCAATCTCGAAATTGCACTGCTGTGGCTGGCCAATGCGCTGACCATCCTCGTCAGGAGCACCGTAAAACTCGATGAATACACGCCCAGACAGGTCGGCAGGCACGGGAATCCTTTTAAGGGATGGTGGCGCAATAAGGATAGTGTAGCCAGAGTAATATGCTGGGCAAAGCGTAGGCATGTTCGTCAACATCACATCGAAGATGGTCTTGGTCGTTTCCCAAGTTACTGCTAAATCCATCCATGTCTGTGCGGCAGACAATTTAAGCCATCGGGTCGAAGAACTGCCACGGCTCGGCCCTATGCCGATAGCCATCTTGATACGACGGTTCCAAGACCCTTCCACGTCAGTCTGCTTCCATCCTTCGTATAAGGTGCCCTTCATTTCGAATGATCCACCAGGGAAGGACATCTCATAGGCAGACTCTAACCATACCTTCGCCACATTGTTGTTTGGCTGCTTCATGACTATCTCGTCTACGATGGTCGGGGAACTCTGGTCTTCCTCGCTGTATATCTGCCGACGTACAAAGCCTCCAACGGTATATGTGTTCGCGCCTCCTTCCATTGCACGAACACCTGATGCCGTGAACGTCTGTATCTGTGGTGTCGTGAAGTAGCCTATCATCTCCTCATCTGGATCAGGATTTCCAACCCATGTGTATCCTCCCTGCTCCATCATATCGCGCACACTCTGAGGGGCAAAGGCGAGTTCGGATGTCGTGGCATTTGCATCTGCCTTCACTATCGCTTTGTTGTAACCTCGCAACTGTATGTCGTCATTGTCTGTGGATGCGAAGTCACCAACCGTGACGGTTTGCTTCATGGTGGAGACACTGCCCTCTGCACTCGTTGATCCATTTCCGAGGTTGTAGAGTTGTGTCGGTGTCAGCACCAGCGCATTAGGCTCGCTGGCATCGTCGATACAGGTGAAGTACACCGTCTGCCTATATGTCCTGGCAGTCCATCCCCAATAGCGGCATACATCTTCTAATACCTCATAGAGATTATATCTTGGTGAGATATCACCGTCATTGACGTTGAGCAGATTTCGCCAGTCGAACTTCTTTCGCAACCATGCGCGTGCATCAACACCGCCTTGGAAGACCAGGCTTGTGATGGTATGTGTCGGGATTGTGCCAAAGATATAGTCGAGCAGGTAGGCGAAATTGCGATAGACTGTCTCCGTAGTCCTTACCTGCGTTGCACTCAGTACCGATAAGACACACTGCACTGGGAACTCTCTCTCCTGTGGATTTCCATAGAGTACACCATTGAAGGTCTGAGCCTGCATGAATCCCTGCCAGTCAACGATGGTCGTGTTTCCCTCTACATGGGTAAGTGTAACTGGGCGCGATGTGTCGGTGGCTGGGATCAGGTCTTTCCAGTCGAAGGCGGTAGTGCCGTCTGCCGCATAGCCATCATCCACAATTCTGATGTAACCGCTCTGCGTGCGGACAGGGGTGAACATATCCTCGCTGTTGTCCTCCTGCGTCGTGAACGGCTTTGCACCTCCCTTCAGGGCTACGGCTGTGCCAGTGCCTCCGCCGATGCTGAGGGTGTAGATGATTCCCGTGCCACGAAGCGACCGAAATGTGATGGTATAGTTTTTTGCCATTTATTCTTTCTTTTATCTATGGGAATAAATGGCGCATGGGTTTACTTTCTCCAGATGTTGACTTGCGCTCCGAGACCTACATACATATCCAACTGTCTGGTAAATACACCATAGCCACCACCAGCCTGAATGCCGACGGTAATCAATGGAGACGGCTTCACGATGGTCTTCGTGATAGTCGTTATAATCTCCGGCTGATGGAGACGTAGGCTGTCAAGGTTGGGCTCGAAGCCAGACACCCATGCCGTATAGAGTGAATCGTCGTACCGCTTCTGAATGATAGGGATAGGCACCTCGATGCTGTCACGGATGGTGTCGCGCAACGTATCTCGCTCACCTGGCATCGGAACCTTGATATATACCACCCTGCCAGTCTGTATAGTCTCGGCTGGCACAGGGTCATGGATGATGCTATCCTTCCACACCGTATCCCTCTCAATCACCGTATTTGTCTCAGGCTGCGACTTCCAGAACCATACATTCAATGCGATGCTCGCCAACAGCAGCACCACCACAATCCAAAATCCTTTCTTCATAATTCGTGAAATTTGTTTTAATTCGTTTTTCCATATACAACCAAATTATCAGTTCCTAACAAGTCCTCATTACCATCGTATGGGATGCAAAACATCTGCCATCCTGCTGATGTGAGATATTTGCCATCAGCACTCTTTTTTCCGTAAAGTGCCGGAATCCATATACCATAAAGGCTGTTTCTTACTAAGCACTTATCAAATGGTTTTAACTCTTTCATGATTTACTCCTCTCTTGATTTGCTGGTTCCTGAATGTGGATTTTCACACCCTTGGCATGTACTATAACTTTGCCGTCAACTAAAAGTTTTATCTCTCCAGGCTTTACCAAAATTTTGTCTGGCTTAAATACAATGTCGCTCATAGTTTAACACATATCATCTTTGATTTCCTCACTCTTCACAAACACCAACAGGTGGTCAGTTGATTTCTCGCGGTCAAGGTCGTAGCCCTCATCGTGATACTTGCCGGCTGTGTAGTTCAGCGTGTTCTCATCGTGGTTATCGATGACCATATACTTGTAATTGCGCCGGTACACCTTGCCAAAGCCCATGTATTCATTCCATCCCTTATGGTATAGGTCGTGATACTTGGTACTAAGTTTCTCGAATCTCCGTTTTTGGATGATTACGACGATCAGCATGATAACACATGCTATCAACATTAAAATAAATGATACTGTCATAATTCCTTATTCTATTGTTATATATTCTTCGTCTTCCGGCTCAATTACTTCTTCATTGCCGTCATAATTATCTATGCGGTATCGGTTGCCCTTCAGTTCTCGAACTTCCAACGTTGCGTAGGCTCCTTCCGCATCCTCTCCGAGAGTTTCGACACATCTCACCAAGTCTGGATCGTGCCGTTTGATGTCAGTACAATAATAGCCGAATGTCTCATTGGGGTATTCCCTTAGTTGTTCTTCGGCAATCGCCTTGATTTCTTCTCGGCCATTCTCGGCCAGCCATTTCATAGCCGCTGCGGAGATGCTGAAACCTCCGAAGCAAGCATTATACACTACCTTGTTCATAGTTCCTTATTAATAATTCTTGCTAATTCTTGCAAATCTTGCAAGTTTTCTTTAGTGATTCTGTCCTTCATACCGCAGATACACATCCATCGCTTCCACGAGGGCTTGAACTGGGTCCACCTTGCACGAATCGGTCTGGGCTCTTTTCACAGGACGAACATTTTCGCGTGAATCGGTTTCGAGCACTGCCGAACCGAAGCAGAACGGCCAGAGAGGTGAGTTGCTGAACGATATGAACGGCACGGGCGCAAACATCGCGTCGTACAGGTTCTCCGTCGGCCCGCTGAACTCGCTGTTGAGCTGCGACACCGGCATGACATATTTCTCAGGTTGTGCCACGCCCATCTTTGTCTGTAGGCAAGCCTTCAGTGTGTTGATGGGGTCGGGTGCTCGATACTTGTCGTAGCCAAAAAACATAAACTGACAGCCCTTGCTATATAGTTCTAACAGGCGGTCGGTAAATAGTGCCGGTTGGAACACCTTGCCTGGGCAGAGGTGTAACCACCCTTGCTCAATCCACGTTTCCAACAGCGGACGGATGGCCGAGTTCTTCAGCGACTCTTCCTTGATCCAGAAGTCGCAGTCGGCATGGAAGAAGTTGCCGCGACCTGCGGGGTTCTTCTTCACCGCGAGCCATGTACCGCCGTGGAAGTCATCACCCATCGAGAAGTCAAAGCCCGTGAATATCACCCACCCTTTGTCCTTCGTACATTGGTCAATCCTCATATCCGTCTGTAGCGGTCGCACGTCCTCGGCACGAATCCAGTTCTTCAGCGTAGAGCCTTGCCACATATTAAAGTCCTTCGTCAGCACCTCCTGCTTCGTGTCGTCCGTGCCAGTGGCCGCTTCGTGGAGTCGTTCGCGGTAGTAGGTCGGCTGCACCGTCGTGCCTATCGAGCGGTTGACCTTCTTAAACAGTTCGGGGTCGTCGAGTTTTGACAGGTCGTCGGTGATTTCCGGCTTGTCGAGCTGTAGGAGCATCGCCGTCCAATAGTCTTCGGGTGTGCGGTGCGGCTCGCCCAGGGGGTAGTCGAGTTCCTGAAGCAGCGAGGCTTCCACCTGTTCGAGTTTGGTCTTATACGGCCCGTCCTTCACCTTTCCG